AGCGTAACGTGCAAGCTGTAGCACCTGCATCCCGTTCATCGGGTATTTCGAATGCACGCCGCACTGTCAAACTGACGCCAAGTCAAGTTGCAATTGCCAAAAAGCTGGGCGTTCCGCTTGAGGAATATGCCAAGTACGTGAAGGAGTGAGAACATGAGCGACGCCAACACCACCATCAACCGCACCACTCGCGAGGCCGAATCTCGTGCGAAGAGTGCGCGGCGTAAGCCCTGGGCTCCCCCGTCTCGACTTGACGCACCGCCAGCTCCACCTGGGTACAAGCACCGTTGGATTCGGGCAGAGGCAGGAGGGATGGAAGATCGCACCAATGTGGCCGGCAAAATCCGCGAGGGTTACGAGCTGGTTCGGGGCGATGAATATCCTGACTACCATGTGCCAACGGTTGAAGACGGCCGACATGCTGGCGTGATCAGCGTGGGAGGTCTCTTGCTTGCACGAATCCCTGAGGAGACGGTTGCAGAGCGTAATGCGTATTACCGTGATCGAGCGAGCGACCAATTGCAAGCCGCTGACAACGAACTGATGAAGTCCAATGCTCATTCGAGCATGGTTATCGAGCGACCCACTCGCAAGTCGAGAGTGTCGTTTGGTGGCGGTTCGAAAAGCGACTAATCAAACACTTTTTGTGAAGGAACCATCAAATGGCAAACGTCGATAAGCCCTTTGGTCTGCGTCCTCTCGGCAATTTGTCCGCTACTGGTGCTCAGAAACAGTACGGCTACGAAATTGCTGATAACCAGTCCGGGGCCATTTACCAAGGCGACCTAGTCACCGTCTATGACGGTTACCTGGTCAAGTTCGCACCTGCAACTCACACCGCTGCTGTTGGTGTGTTCAATGGCTGCAACTACATTGACCCGTCTTCGGGCAAACCCACCTGGAAGAACTACTATCCGGGCTCGGTCAACATCACCGCTGGCAAGATCATTGCCGACGTGATTGACGATCCCAGCCAGTTGTTCATCGTCCAGGTCGATGAGTCTGTTGCGCAGACTCAGATCGGCATGAACGCCGACGTCGTAGGTACTGGCGGTAGCACCACCACTGGTGTGTCCTCCATGGAACTCGACTCGTCCACTATCGCAAAAGCTGCAGCTTTGAACCTGAAGATCGTTGGCCTGTGGGATGTCCCTGGCAACGAGTTCGGTACCAACGCCGTGGTGGTAGTGAAGATCAACGAGCACCTGTACGGTAGTGCCGGTGTTGCAGGCCAAGGAGCTTAATCATGGCAATTTCCCGCGCACAACTGGTAAAGGAGCTTGAGCCTGGCCTGAACGCCTTGTTCGGCCTGGAGTATAAGAACTACGAGAACGAGCACGAGCAGATTTACACCATGGAAACTTCGGACCGCGCGTTCGAAGAGGAAGTGATGGAGTCTGGCTTCGGTGAAGCTCCCGTGAAGAACGAAGGCGCTGGCGTCGCATACGACCAGGCGCAAGAGGTCTACACGGCTCGCTACACCCACGAGACCATCGCTTTGGCGTTCTCGCTGACCGAAGAAGCCGTGGAGGACAACCTCTACGACCGTCTGTCGGCCCGCTACACCAAGGCCCTGGCTCGTTCGATGGCTCAGACCAAGCAGATCAAGGCGGCCGCCGTTCTGAACGGCGCTTTCACCACCTCCATCGGTGGTGACGGCAAGCCTCTGTGTGCAACCGACCACCCCACCCTGGGCGGTCCGGACCTGCGCAACGAGCTGTCCACCCCTGCTGACCTGTCCGAGACCTCTCTGGAACAGGCCCTGATCGACATCGCAGCGTTCACCGACGAACGCGGCCTGAAGATCGCTGTCCAAGGCCTCAAGCTCATCATTCCGAAGGAGCTGATGTTCACTGCCGACCGTATCCTGAAGTCCACGCTTCGCGTTGGTACGGCCGACAACGACATCAACGCCATCCGGAACATGGGCATGGTGCCGCAGGGCTATACCGTGAACCACTTCCTGACCGATCCCGACGCGTTCTTCATCAAGACCGACGCGCCCAACGGCATGAAGGGCTTCACCCGCGTGGCGATCAAGACTGGCTTCGAAGGCGACTTCGATACCGGCAACGTCCGCTACAAGGCCCGTGAGCGCTACAGCTTCGGCTTCAGCGATCCTCGCGGTATCTTTGGCTCGCCTGGCGGCTAAAGAGAAAGGGTTGGGAGTTTCCCGGCCGGAAAAAGGGGTCTTCGGACCCCTTTTTCTTTTTGTGGAGTTGGGTTATATTCAAGACAAGTTCCGGGGTTACCGGCACATCTGACAGTCCCGGCTGACGACATGCAGACAGATGTGCCTCAACACACTCGCATGTGAGGATCAAAATGGGTGCTTCTACCTTTTCGGGCCCGCTCAAGGCCGGCCCTATTTCCCAAACCACCGGCACCACTGTCGGTACCAACGTCGCCAACGTCGGCTTCGCGGTGATGGCTCAATCGGCTGTCATCGACATCATCGGCGCATCCGCTGCTGATCAGGTTGTGGCCACCATCCCGGCCGGCTCGCAGATCATCGACGTTATCCTGAACGTCACCACCGCAAACGATGACACCGGCACCGCCACCGTCGTTGTGGGCACCTCTGCTGATGCAGACGCCTTTATCCCCAGCACCAGCGTCAAAACCGCTGCCACCACCCGGGGCACGTTGGACACTGAGGCTACCGACGTGGGCACGTCCGACATCCAAGTGCTGGCTGACTTCACTGCCCAGAACGGCAACGGCGCTGCCGGCGCTGCTACTGTCACGGTGCTGTACCTGCAAGCTCGCGACCTCGTTTAATCGGAGGCCGCCATGAGCTTCAGCAACATCAAGTCGGTACAGAAGACCGCCTCTGCGGCGGCGGTCTCTGGCCGCACTCGTTTGCTGGGGGTGTACTTCACGCACACGGCCACCTCTGCCACGATCACTCTCAAGGATGGGAGCACCAGTGGTGGCACGGCCAAGTTGACGTTGACGTCGCCCGCAGCCATTGGCTCGCAGGACCTCATCATCCCCGACATGGGGATTCTGTTCGAGAGCGGCATCTACATCGACCTCAGCTCGGCTGAGATCACGAGCGTGACGCTGCTCTTCGAAGGTGGAGCACCTGCGTAATGGCTACCAAAAAGGGCATGGGCATCAAGACTTCGGTGAAGTCGGGGAACTTCCGACCCACCAAGCAGGGCGCTGGCATGACCAAAAAGGGCGTGGCCGCGTATCGCAAGGCCAACCCTGGTAGCAAGCTGCAGACAGCGGTGACAGAAAAGAAGCCGTCGCCAGCGGATGCAAAGCGGCGCGCGTCGTATTGCGCGCGTTCGGAGGGGCAGATGAAGCAGTTTCCAGAGGCTGCGAAGGACCCCAACAGCCGCTTGCGCCAGGCGAGGAAGCGGTGGAGGTGTTGAGCTGTGGAAATGATGATCTGGAACGTCGTTTTGACGGCGATTGTGGGCATTATGGGCTTCCTGTTGAAGGCAAAGTTCGACGAGGTCAGCCGACTTGGCATTCTTCTGAACAAGACTCGCGAAGAGGTTGCTCGGGACCATGTCACACGCAAGGAAGTCGATGACCGCTTCGATAAGTTCCTCAGTCACGTGGACCAGCGGTTCAACAGGATTGAGGCCAAGTTGGACGAAATCCGAAAGGTAGGGTAACCGAATGAAGAGTGCAGGCATGAAGATGGTGAAGAAGGGTGGCAAGTCCGTGCCCGCCTTCGCCGCCGACGGCGTCGGCAAGATGAAGAAGGGCGGAATGGCAGGAATGCACAAGATGCCCAATGGCAAGATGATGAAGAATTCCGACATGGCCGACAAGATGGGCCGTGCCGTGAAACGTAAAACGGCCGACGTCAAGGGCCGTGCAATGAAGAAAGGAGCCTGATCATGGCTGGCAAAGGAATGGGTTGCGCCACTCGTGGCGGCGGTGCCGTGATGAGCGGGCCGAAGAATCGTGTCACGTCGGAGCCGAGCAAGACCTCTGGCCCCGTCATGATGAAGAAGGGCGGCATGGCCAACAAAGGCAACATGAACGAGCACAAGCGCATGGCGATGGGCAAGAAGATCATGGGCAAGATGGGCGGCGGCATGGTCAAGGGCTACCGCAAGGGCGGGATGTGTGACTGATGAGCACATCGGGCACCACCACGTTCGACCTCGCGATTGACGACCTGGTCGAGGAAGCGTTTGAGCGCTGCGGCATCCGTGCGCAGAGTGGCTATCAGCTTAACTCTGCCCGCCGCTCGCTCAACCTGCTGTTCCTTGACTGGGCCAATCGCGGGCTGAACCTGTGGACGATTGAGCAGGCGACCTACACGTTGACGCAGGGCGTCAACGAGATCAGCTTGCCGACCGACACGGTCAACGTGCTCGAAGCCATCATCCGTCAGAACAACCAGGGCATCAACACCGACGTCTACATCGAGCGCATCAGTCGGGAAGACTGGCTCAACGTGCCCGACAAGACCTCGCAGGCGCGGCCCGCGCAGTTCTACGTTCAGCGGGACAACGCTCCCAAGGCCTTCTTCTATCCTGCGGCCGATCAGACGTACACGTTCGTGTACTACCGTATTCGGCGCATCCAGGATGCTGGGGCCTACACCAACACAGCGGACGTCAATTTCCGCTTCTTGCCGTGCCTGGCGTCTGGCCTGGCCTACTACCTGTCGTTGAAGTTCGCACCTGATCGGGCTGCGGCGCTCAAGGCCATCTACGAAGAGGACTTCCAGCGCGCTGCCTTGGAGGATCGCGACACTGCCAGTGTGCAGTTCGTGCCGGACTTGGGGGTGTGACATGGCCTACGCGACCGGCAAGTACTCCCTGGCCCTGTGCGACTACTGCGGCCAGCGCTACCCGTACAACACCCTGCGCAAGAACTGGCAGGGGTACATGGTTTGCCCGGACGACTACGAGCCCAAAGAGCCGCAACTGGAGCCTCTGCGCTACCGGGGCGACGCGATTGCCCTGCGCGATCCGCGTCCCGACCGCATCGAGCCGGTGTCCGTGTTCGTTGGTGCGCCAGGCTTCACCGCCTTCCAGAGCTACGGCAGCGCCCGTGGCACGAATGACATGCGGCCCTACGTGGAGGGCCAGGCTCTCATCGCCCAGGGCGTCGTCGGGTCCGTCACAGTGAGCACATCATGACCTACGACGAGCTTGTCACCAACATCCGCAACTACACCGAGGTGGACGCCAATGTGTTCTCCAACTCGGTGATCAACACGTTCATCACGATGGCGGAGAACCAGATTCTCCGCGAGATCGATCTGGACGTCTTCAAGCTCGAAGTCGCTGGCAACATGACCTCGGGCAACAAGTTCTTGGCCGCGCCATCGGACATCTTGACGCATCGCTACATGATGATCACGGTGGCCGGCGAGCAGATTTTCCTGGACTTTCGCGACACGTCCTTCATGAAAGAGTACTGGGCTGACGGCACTGACACCGGCGTGCCCAAGTACTACTCCGTGTGGGATCAGAACACGTTCTACGTGGCCCCCACGCCTGCGCAGAACTACACCGTGGAGCTGGGCTACATCTACCGCCCCACGCAGCTTTCGTCAACCAACCCCACCACGTGGATCAGCAACAATGCGCCTGAGGCGTTGCTGTATGCCTGCTTGATTCAGGCCTACAGCTACACCAAGGGTCCGCTGGAGATGCTGCAGTACTTCCGCCAGTCGTACAAAGAAGCGATCCAAGGCCTGGGTGTCGAGCAGCAGGGCCGTCGTCGTCGCGATGAGTACCGCGATGGCATGCTTCGCATTCCCCTTAAATCGGAGTCACCTGGACCATGATCTCTGTGCAATCACCCGTCCTCGTTGGAGGCGTACAAGTCGAAACCACCGCCCATCGCGGGTGGTCTGTCGAGGAGCTCGCGCAGCGGGCCGCCGACAAGATCATCTACGTGGGCGATCAGTCGCACCCGGCGGTGCGCGAGCAGGCCCGCGCTTTCAAAGAAAGCGTCAAGGGCGTGGTCGCGTTCTACCTTCGGGAGGCGGTTGAGCAGGATCGGCTCACGCTGGCCAATCGTCTGCGCGAGGCGGGCTATCCGGACCTGGTCCACCTCTTGAAAAGGGATTAAATGGACTACGCACGAGCTTACGACTTTCTGATGCAGCGCGCATCGGGAAGAGTATTGCTCGGCTATTCGGAAAAGCACCACATCGTGCCAAAATGTATGGGGGGCAGTGACCGGAAGGAAAACATTGTCAGACTCACGGCCAGAGAGCACTTCATTGCTCACCGGCTGTTGACACGCCTGTTTCCAGAGGTTCCCGGGGTGTGGTACGCCTTGATTGCTATGGGGCGGATACCTGGAGTCAAGGGTCGTATATTTGCCTCCGAACGGGAGCGCGCAGCAGTTGCTCGGCGGGGGTTTAAGTACAGCCTTGAATCAAGAAAGAAGATGTCCGAGGCTAAAAAGGGCAAGCCTTCCGTTTCTCCAAAAACACGTTTTCAAAAAGGCCAGACCGCATGGTCGGCCGGAAACACTGGACAAAACACCCCGGGTTATGGCACCAAGCGCACGCTAACACAGCGCCAGCGGATGTCGGAGGCTCAAAAAGCCTGTGGGAACCGGCCTCCCTCCCGGAAAGGCATTAAATGGACGGAGGCTCAAAAGGCCTTGGCTAAACTTAAGCGACAAACAAATCTTTTGAAAGGAGAATCCGTATGAGTTTCTCGGGAAATTTCATGTGCACCAGCTTCAAAGTGGAGCTGATGCGTGCGGTGCACAACTTCACGACGAGCACCGGCAACACCTTCAAGCTGGCTTTGTATGACAACAGCCCGTCGTTCACGGCCGCGACCACGGCCTACACCAGCTCGGGCGAGGTGGCCAACTCGGGCACCTATGCAGCCGGCGGCGGCACGCTGACCAACGTCACGCCCACGAGCTCAGGAACCACTGCGTTCACCGATTTCGCGGACTTGTCGTTCACCAGTGCGACCATCACGGCCTACGGCGCGTTGATCTACAACGACACGGCGGCGGGCGATCCAACGGTCTGCGTACTGGACTTTGGCGGGGCAAAGACCTCGACCAATGGCACGTTCACGATCATTTTCCCGACTGCTGATTCGACCAGTGCGATCATTCGGATTGCCTGATAGGGGGGCATGTGGCTGATGTCGTCGTCGCCTTTGAAGGGTGGAATGCATCCGGCGTAGGCTGGGGTGAGCAGCCCTGGGGCCAGGGGGTGCTCGACATCAAAGCCACGGGGGCCGTAGGCTCCGTGCAGGTGACCGCTGATGCGGTCGTTTTGCTTTCTGGGGTCAGTGCGACAGCTCTACTGGGGCAAGTAGCGGTCACGGGTGATGCCAACGTGCTGGTCACCGGCGTCTCGGCCACGGGCCAGGTCGGCCAGGTGGCGGTCACGGGTGATGCCAACGTGCTGGTCACCGGCGTTGTCGGGACCATGCAGTTGGGCAACGTGACGATTGCAGCCAATGCCGACGTCTTTGTGACCGGCGTGCAGGCCACGGGCCAGGTTGGCAGCGTCACGACAACGAGCGACGCCAATGTCACATTGACCGGCGTGTCGGCCACGGGCTTTGTGGGCACCGTGGTCATTGATGCGAGCGGCAATGTCAATGTCACGGGCTTGCAAGCAACCGCCAGTGTTGGCAGTGTCGCCGTGGCAGCCAATGCCGACGTGTACCTGACGGGCGTGTCCGCCCAGGGGCAGGTCGGATCGGTACTGGTCTGGGGCGTGATTGATGACAACCAGACCCCCAACTGGCAAAATGTGGATGACTCCCAAGCTGAAAATTGGGTGGTTGTCAATGACGGCAACACAGTGACCTGGACACAGATCACTACGTAAAGGAACAGAAGATGCCAAGCACCTACTCCAGCAATCTAAAACTTGAGCTGATGGCCACGGGTGAAAACTCGGGTACCTGGGGCAACATCACCAATACCAACCTTGGCACGGCAGTCGAGCAGGCCATCATTGGCTTGGGCAACGTGGACTATGTGTCTGATGCCAATCTGACGATCTCGATCACCAACAGCAACGCAGCGCAGGCCGCGCGTGCGCTGGTGCTCAACGTGACGTCCTCGCTGAGTCTGACGAACACCCGCGAGCTGGTGGTCCCGACCATCGAGAAGCAGTACATCGTTCAGAACAACACCACGGGCTCGCAGAGCATCACGGTGAAGACCTCGGCCGGCACCGGCATCACTGTGCCCAACGGCCGCAAGGCGCACCTATACGTGGATGGCACGAACGTCATTCAGATGTTCGACTTCGTGGACATCAACGGCGGCACGATTGACGGCACGGCCATTGGGGGCAGCTCGGCTGCAGCCGGCTCGTTCACCACGCTTGGTGCTTCTGGCGCCGCGACATTCAACGGCGCGGTGACCTTAGGTGATGCGGCAGCGGACCTGATCGTGTTCAACGGCACGGTCAACTCGCACCTGCTCTTCACCGACAACACCTACGACATCGGCGCGAGCGGCGCGACGCGGCCCCGGAACCTGTTCCTGGCCGGCGCTGCCACCATTGGCGGCAACCTGAGCGTTGGCGGCACGCTGACCTTGACTGGTGGCCTGATCCTAAACGGCAACGTGACCGTGGGCGACAGCTCGGCGGACACGCTGACGGTCAACGCCACGATCACGAGCAACCTGCTTTTCACGGACAACACCTACGACATCGGTGCGAGCGGCGCTACGCGCCCGCGCAACCTGTTCCTGGCCGGCAACGCGACCATTGGTGGCAACACCACGATGACCGGTTCGCTGACCGTGGACAGCACGACTGATTCCAGCAGCACGACCACAGGCTCGATCCAGACGGATGGTGGCGTGGGCATTGCCAAGGCTCTCTATGTGGGCACCACGCTCACCGTTGACGGCAACACCACGCTAGGCAACGCCTCTACCGACACTGTGCAGGTGAATGGGTATATGGGGGTGGGGGGTGCTGGTGCAACAAACGTGGGAATTTATGCAAAAAATTCGGCGCTGGCAGCCACGACACAAGTTGGAGTGCAAGCTGAAATTGTGGCAACTTCTGCTGCCACATCTAATGTCAGGTCTTTTGCTTCTTTTCCATCGACTGCGGCAGCGGCGTTTACGACAGCAAATATGTCTGGCGTATATCTTGGAAATGCAACCAAAGGTGCAGGCTCAACGATTACAAACCTGCACGGTCTCTACATAACCGACCAAACCCAAGGCACCAACAACTACGGCATCACCTCCCTTGTCAGCAGTGGCACGGACAAGTGGAACATCTATGCGTCAGGGACGGCGGCGAACTATTTTGCTGGGAACGTGCTGTTAGGCACGACGACCGCCTATTCTTGGGCAAACAACTTCAACCCCGTCTTGCGTCTCGGTAGCGGTGGTTATGTGGCCGGAAGAACGCCCGGAGCAAACTACGACGAGATTTATGTTGGAACTAACGCGTACAACGACGGTACGTGGAAGTACGGGGTAGACGGGTTTGCGCTGCAATACTACCAAGACTCTGGGCAGCATGTTTTTAGGAACGCAGCATCCGGACTTGCGGGTAACGCTGTTACTTTTATTGAGCGTTTTGCGATCAACCAGTCCGAAGCAGTCTTCAACGACCCCGGCAACGACTACGACTTCCGCGTCGAGTCCGACAACAGCACACACATGTTGTTCGTGGACGCCAGCCAAGACGCGGTGCTGATTAACACCAATACAAGCGTTGGTGTTGCCTCTGGCGCGGTTGGTAAGCAGCAAATTGCAACCACCGGGGCTACGATCCATTTGTCCTTGGCAAACTACAACGCCGTCGATACAGATGGCGGCATCTTGGCCTTTGGTAAGTCTCGCGGTGCAACGGTCGGTTCGTATACCGTGGTGCAAAACGGGGACACTCTCGGCGAGATTCGTTTTGCCGGTGCAGACGGAACAGATTTGCAGACCAATGGGGCTGTGATCCGTGCTCAAGTAGATGGCACTCCCGGTGGCAACGACATGCCGAGCCGCTTGGTGTTTTTGACTACCGCTGATGGCTCTGCCACACCCGCTGAAGTTGCTCGCATCACCTCCGATAAGTACGTCCGCCTCGCCTCCGGCACAGGTGGCATCCAGTTCAACGGCGACACCGCTGCGGCTAATGCGCTGGACGATTACGAAGAAGGCGACTGGACGCCCGTATTCCAAGGCGGCACAACGGCTGGAACATATACTTACAACACCCAATCCGGGCGCTATATTAAAGTCGGAAAGCAGGTCACGGTTTGGTGCACACTGGTGGACATCACCGCGTCTTCTGCTGGAACTGGCGATATGTACGTCAGCGGACTGCCGTTTACAGTGCTGAACAGCACCGTGAACGACCGGGCTCCTTGTGGGGCCACCCGAGTAAGGCAAGTTGCTACTGCTTTGGGGTCTATGCCAACAGTTGGGGGGTCAAAAGGAAACGCCTACGCGTTCTTTTTAATCCCAAGTGGGACTACCGACACAGCGTTGACAATCGCCACTTATTTTGCCAACAGTATGGACATCGGGTTTACTTTGACCTACGAAACTGCGTAACCAATTACCCCGGCTGGACTGTCGGGGCTGACCTTGAAAGGAAATGAAAATGTCTCTCGAAAAACAAACCGTCGTTGACAAGATCGAAGTGGTCGAAAACGGCTCTGTGCAAGTACGCATTGCAACGCGCATCGTGGAGGACGGCAACGTCATCTCCACCTCGTACCATCGTCACGTTGTGGCCCCCGGTCAAGATTACAGCCAAGAGGACGCTCGCGTTCAGGCTATCTGCGCCGCCACCCACACCGCCGAAGTAGTTGCCGCGTACCAAGCAGCACAACAAGCCAACCAGCAAGGAGCCTAAATCATGTCTCAAGTCACCCTCACCTGGTCCGTCCAGAACATGACCCGCGTCATCAACGACGGGTTCGTGATCAATGTCGCATGGGCCTGCACAGCCTCGGCCCCCGGCGCTGGCGGCGCGTTCTATGGTGGCACGACCACCTACGAAAACAATCCCTCCGAGCCAGGCTTCATCCCCTACGACCAGCTGACGCAAGAGATCGTGCTGGGCTGGGTTTACACCGCCTTGGGCGACCAAAAGGCTGAAATCGAAGCCACGCTGACCGCCAAGGTCGAGAAGCAGTTGGCACCGACCACGGCTGACGGGCTGCCTTGGAATGCAGCACCGGCGCAGGCATAATTTGCATGGGGTAATCGCTGCTGCCCCATTTTCAGCGGCGCTTTGGAGTTATTCATGAACGACCAAAAAGTTGAACTTTCGCTTGGCCTGATCAACGGCATCCTGCAGTATCTGGGTTCTCGCCCCTACGGCGAAGTGTTCCAGATCGTCAATGCCATCCACGAGCAGGCTACGCCTCAAATCAAGGTGCCCCAGGCACCGCAGACCGATGAAGCTCAACAGCCCGTCACGGACGCTGCCTGACGGCAGCATTGAGCCTGCACACGACGTAGAGGTTGTCTGCGGCGCGTGCGGCTACGACCTGGATGCGGCCGAGTTGGAGGCAGACACCTGCTCTGATTGCGGCCAGGCCCTGGACCTGAAACGGTCCGTGGCCATCCAGATTACGACGGTACCTGCTGCATCGGGAGCCACTATGTAACCAGGAGAGATCATGTCAGAGCCGACCCGCGATCAGGAGATCGCCAGGATCAAAGCCGAAGCCGAGGTCGAGCTTCGACGGCTGGAGGCCCAAAGCCCCGCCAAGGAGATTGCCGGCAAGGCCATCGGCAAGCATGGTCTCTTCTACATCACCCTGATCGTCGTGATCGGGGTTGTCTCTTCCCTGTTCCTGGAGCAGGAGAAGATCGCAGCAGTGATGGGGCTGCTCGGCGCAAGCCTGACAGCCCTCATCTCCATGCTCAACGGCATCGCGGGTGCAACGCCCAAGCAAGAGAAGCCGGAATTTCAGGTCATCCAACACCTTATCGACAAGCTCGACCGACTGGATCGGAAGGAGCAGCCGATGCGTGTGGCGGTGGAGGGTGATCGTGTCACTGTGACCAAAGGCGACAACGAGGTCGTCGCCAACCGAGGAGCCTCCAATGCTTGACATACTTGGCGGGGGCATTTTCGGCTCCCTGATCGGTGGTGTCTTCCGCCTGGCACCGGAGGTGCTCAAGTGGCTGGACAAGAAAAACGAGCGCCAGCATGAGCTGGCCATGTTCCAGCGCCAGTGTGAGCTGGAGGCCCAGCGAGGCCAGCAAAAGCTCGCCGAGATTGGCGCGCAGCGCGAAGCGGCCATTGATGTGGGCGTCATGGACGCCTTCAACGCCGCCATCCAGCAGCAGACCGAGATGGTCAAGGCTGCCGGCGGCTGGGTCGCCAGCCTGTCGGCCAGCGTGCGGCCGGTTGTGACCTACTGGATTTTGTTCATCTGGTCCTTTGTCCATGTTTGGTTCGCCTGGAACGCATGGCTCACCGGCGCGCCGTCTGCCGAGGTGTTCAAGACCATGATGTCACCGGACTTCAGCGCGCTGGTTGCGGGCACCTTGAACTACTGGTTCCTGGATCGCACCCTGGCCAAGCGGGGGCTTGCGTGAAGTTGGACATCGCCACCGAACTGTGCAAGCGCTTTGAGGGCTTGCATCGGGTTGACGCGGACGGGCTGATCTATCCCTACATCTGCCCGGCCGGCTTTCCCACTCAAGGCTACGGGACCGTTTACCGGCCCGATGGCCGCAAGGTGTCGATGGATGATCCGCCCATCACCAAGGAAACGGCCGAGCAGTGGCTCAAGGTCGAGCTGCTGCACACCTACGCGCCTGGCGTGGTGCGGCAATGCCCAGGGCTATTGGCCCTTGCTCTGTCGTCCAGTGACTGGGCCAAGTTCAACGCCATTGTGGATTTTGCGTACAACCTCGGGGTTGGCCGCTTGCAGACCAGCACCTTGCGTCGCAAGATCAACGCACAAGACTGGGAAGGGGCCAAGGAGCAGCTCATGCTTTGGACGCGCGGTGGCGGCCGTGTCTTGCCGGGCCTGGTCCGTCGCCGCCAGGCCGAATGCCAACTGATGTAGGAGATCACGATGCCCACCAAAAAACCTGCAACCAAATCCAAGGTCAATGCCGCTGGCAACTACACCAAGCCCAGCATGCGCAAGGCCTTGTTCAACAAGATCAAGGCCGGCTCCAAGGGCGGTGATCCGGGCGAGTGGTCCGCGCGCAAAGCTCAGATGCTCGCACGTGAGTACAAGGCTAAAGGCGGAGGCTACACGTCATGAAGCCCTCGCAGAAATCCCTCAAGGACTGGACCGCCCAGGACTGGAAGACCTCTGACGGTAAGCCCAGCAAGGGCAAGAAGCGCTACCTGCCGGCTGCGGCCTGGAATGCACTGAGCCCGGCCGAGAAGGCCGCCACCAACCGGGCGAAATCCAAGGGCAACGCCAAGGGCAAGCAGTTCGTGGCCCAGCCCAAGAAGATTGCCAAGAAAACCGCGAGCTACAGGTAAATCATGGCACTCCTGCGACTTTTCCTCAAACCGGGCGTAGACAAACAGAACACCGAGTACGGCGCAGAAGGCGGCTGGGTGGACTCTGACTACGTCCGCTTCCGATATGGTCTGCCCGAGAAGATGGGAGGCTGGACCAACTTCAACAACACCGAGGCCTACTTCATCGGCTACACCAGCGAGGTCTTCACATGGACCGCGCTGGACGGATCGCCGCGTGCGGCCCTCGGTACCAACCGCAAGCTCTACGTGTTCTACGGCGGTTCGTGGGCCGATGTCACGCCCGTCCGCGACACGACCACCGGTGTGACCTTCGACACCACGAACGGCAGTACCAACGTCGTGGTCAACGACTCAGGCCACGGGGCCATTACCGGCGACTTCGTGACCTTCTCCAACGTCACGGGCAACCCTGGTGGCATCCCGAATGCCGACCTGGAGAACGAGTTCGAGATCGTCGAGGTCTTGAGCGCCAACACTTACCGCATCACGTCGCCCACACAGGCCACAAGCACAGCCTCTGCGGCCGGTACTGCGGATGCGGCCTACCAGATCAATGTCGGTTCGGACCGGGGCTACGTGGACTTTGGCTGGGGCACTGGAACGTGGGGCTTCTTCACCTGGGGCACGCCGCGCCCGCCGTCTGCTGGCCTGCAGCTCAACCCACGCGTGTGGCAGTTCGACACCTACGGCGAGAACCTGATCGCGCAGGTGGTTGATGGCGGCATTTACGAGTGGCTGCCTGCTGGCGGTCTTGCAACGCGGGCCGTGGCCATTGCAGGCGCGCCCACCAAGAGCAAGTACGCGCTGGTGTCCACGCCTGACCGGCACCTGGTGTGCTTCGGGACCGAGAGCACCATTGGAACACCATCCTCACAGGACCCAATGTTTGTGCGCTTCTCTGACCAGGAGAACATCAACGACTTCGTGGCCACGGCCACCAACACCGCAGGCGGCCAGCGCCTGACCGACGGCAACACCATCGTCACGGCTGTGCGTTCGCGTGGCCAGATTCTGATCTGGACGGACACATCACTCCATGGCCAGCAGTACCTGGGTCCGCCCTACACCTTTGGCTTCCAGCAGCTCGGGGCCAACTGCGGCTGCATCGGGCCGCATGCGGCGGCCGACGTCAACGGCATCGCGTTCTGGATGGGCCGTGATGCGTTCTTCACGTTCGATGGCACGGTCAAGAAGATTCCTTGCACCGTGCAGGACTACGTGTTCAAGGACATCAACCTGGTCCAGAGCTTCCAGGTGCACGTGGGCATCAACACCCAGTTCAACGAGGTGACCTGGTGGTACTGCTCGTTCACGAGCGACTACATCGACCGCTTTGTGAGCTACAACTACCTGGAGAACGTCTGGTCTATCGGCACGATGGCGCGCACGTCCTGGGCAGACATGAACACCTTCGCCAAACCGATAGCTTCGGCCTATCACCCCGACTCCACCGAAACGCCAACTTATGGCGATCCGATCTACGGCCTGACGGCCGGCCGTACGCGCCTGTACAACCAAGAGGACGGCGTCAACGCGGTGGATCAGCCTATCGAGGCGCACATCGTCTCGGGCTACTTTGACATTGGCGATGGCGACCAGATGCTGTTCATGAAGCGGTTCATCCCGGACTTCAAGAACCAGGTAGGCAACCTGACTGTGCGGTTGCTGCTGCGACCATTCCCGCAGGCCACGGCCAGCCCCAGCTCGCTCGACCCGTACGTCATTGCGCCTGGCACGCAGAAGGTGGACACGCGGGCGCGCGGGCGGCAGATTCAGCTTCGCATTGAGAGCAATGAGCTGGGCAGCAACTGGCGCTTTGGCACGATGCGCGTTGACATTCAACCGGACGGCCTGCGATGAGCAAGATCAACAACGTCCGTCTGCCCAATGCGGTTGCGCAGAACTACAGCCCCGAGCAGTTCAACCAGCTCGTGCGTTCGCTTGAGCAGGTCATCTTCCAGCTCAACAACACCTACACCCCAGTCACCAGCGAGAACACTGCTGGCGCGTCCACATGGATGGCGGCGGGCTCGGGTGCGGGCGGAGGCTTTGCAGGCGGCGTTCGTGGATTCCAGCTCTCCAACGGCATCCTCTTGCCGAACGCGATGCTGCTCTCCAACCTGGACCAGGACCTCACCAGCACGACGACCGAGGAGCTTTTGACCTACGACGTGGTGGCCCTGTCCAATGGCATCCGAGTGGTGGACAACACCAAGATTTACGTCCCGTGCTCTGGGCAGTATTTGGTGACGTTTCGCTTGCAGGTCTCCAACCGCAGCAACGCCACGCAGGAGGTGGAAATTTGGGCCAAGGACACGGGCGTCAACTATCCCAGCAGCCGCACGCGGTTTGACATCGCAGCGCGCAAGGACTCCAGCACTTGGGCGCACGTCGTGCCTACAGTGACGGGTATTTTCACCGTCAATGACCCCAACGTGAACTACTTGGAGCTTGCCTGGTGGGCCAGTAGCACTGATGTCTTTTTGGAGCACTATGGCACCGACACTTCTCCTGCTCGTCCGGCGATCCCGTCGGTGATTCTCACCATCAACTTCGTATCGGCGAACTGACATGGCCAACAAATACCTGCGCAAATACCTGACCCCATCGGCCGCGACTGAGACGACGATTTACACGGTCCCCACGGCCAACAACGCCGTTGTCTCGTCACTGCGGGTGACGAACGACAACGCCAGCACGGCCAATTTGACTGTGACGATCTACCCCGAAGGCGGGGCCACGCCCTACAGGGCGCTCAAGACGTACGTGCTGCCCACAAGCCAGACGATGGACGTCTTTTCCGGGGTTCCGCTGGTCATGCAAGCGGGCGACGTGCTCAAGGTGACCTCCTCGGTCGCGGATGTCGATTTTTGGCTTTCGTACCTGGAGATGGATCGAACCTGATGAGTGGACAAAACTGGATTTCATGTCGGATAATCTGGCCCTATCACGCGTCCTTTTCCGGCGCGCAGCCCCCTGCGGAGCTATAGGCCATTAACGGAAAGGACAACCATGGAAAACGAAGGAATCATGGCCCTCCCGCAAGGGGCAGCCATGCAAGAAGACCAGGGGCAGATGCCCATGGTGACCAGCGCCGACGCGTACGACGCTGCACAGACGGCAATGGGGATGGTCAATCCCCAGGAACTGGCCGTCCTCAAAGAGTCTCTGCGCCAGAATATGGCCGAGCTGGAGCTCACCCCGAGCCAGCTTGAGACCCTGATCGAGATTTTTGAGTACGTCTCGCAGAACCCGGGGCAGTACAAGACGATCCGCCAGGACCTGATCAACCGCGACTTCGTGGACGCGGATGACCTGCCTGAAGACTACGACCCCGAGTTCCTCGGTGCGATCCTGGTTGTCCTAAACGAGCTCAAGATGACGGCGGCCCAAGGGGCCAACGCTGCCATGATGGAGGGTCCGCCGGTCGAGGGCATGGGCATGCAGCCGATGGCCATGGCCGAAGGTGGCCTGGCCGACATGGCCGCCCTCCTGGCCGCGCAAGGTCGCAATGGCGACAAGATGCTGGCTCACATCACCCCGGAAGAGGCGGAGTTCCTCAAGCAGCGGGGCGGGGCGGGCACGATCAACCCGGTCACGGGCCTGCCTGAGTTCTTCCTGAAGAAGATTTTCAACGCCGTGAAATCGGTGGTGAAAGGTGTGGTCAACGTCGTCAAGAAGGTGGTCCAGTCACCTGTCGGGCGCATCCTGGGCACCATTGCATTGGCCACGGTCCTCGGACCAGCCGGCGTGGGCCTGTCGATGGGTACCGCTGCTGGTTTGGCTGGCGCGGGCACCACCTTGATGGCTGGTGGCTCGATCAAGGAGGCTCTGATCGCTGGTGCCATGGGCTACGTGGGCGGTGGCGGCACGATCATGGGCGCGAGCCCTGTAGCATCGATTGGTCAGTATCTGCCGGGCGCTGCGGGCTCTGCACTGAACACGGGCCTTGCCACCGGTGCCATCGGCACTGGCGTCGGGCTGGTGGCCGGCATGAAGCCTGCCGACGCTCTCCGCATGGGCGTGATGTCTGGAGCCTCGGCTGCCGCACTTCAAGGCCTGCAGAACTCTGGGGTTGGGCGTCCCGACCAGGCGATGCGCGACGAAGTCTTCAAGCGGGCCATGGCGGGGGATGAGGCGGCCGCGCAGGCCATTCGCAGTGGCGACTACAGCGCCTTCTCGCAGCAGGCAGCACCGCCCGCGAGCCAGGGTGGAAATCAAGGCGTGGGCCAGGTTGGCCAAACCGGTACAACCGGCACTGCGCAGGACCTCCTGACCGGCCGAGGTCTGAACATCGAAAAAGGCAGCGGAATTGGGCTGCGTGCGCCGTTGTCGATGCAGCCTGGTTATGGAACTGGGTCCGGTAATTTCTCCATCGCCGCTGGCGGCACGGCACCGACCACCAACTACGACCTCCTGCCGCGCGGCTATGAGGGCACATCCGGGACCGGCTTGCAGGCTCCCTTTGTGGGGCGACCTTCCGACTTCTCTGTCGCTGCTGGGGGCACGGCGGCACGAACCAACTACAGCCTTGCACCGGCTGCTGCAGCCCCTGCTGCACAACCCGGCATCATCGACCGCGCCATCACCGGCGCGAAGAACCTCTACAACGAATACCTCTCGCCCAGTCGTCCTGGCTTGCCGGCCGACGCAGGCATCCTGCAGAAGTACGGCCCCGTGGCGCTTGCTGGAACAGCCGCTGTCGCAGCCGCTGGTGGAATGAGCAGTGAGCCGGCCAACCCGAATCCGGCGTTCAACCGGAACTACACCGGCATGGACTACATCCGGGACAACCCGCAGCTCTTTCAGGGCGGTCTTGACACCAGCTACCAGCGCCCGACGACCCCCAATCCTGTGGTGGTTCCGACGCCGTCCTACGCGTCAATCCCCATTGGGCAGCCGGGCGTTGTCCAACCAGGCGGCATCACGCAGCAGCCTGGTGGTGTGGCACAGCCCTACAACGTCGCAGGCCTGTATGGCGTGCCGCTTCTGTACGGCCAGCCCCCTGTCCCACCGGGACCGCCGGGCTACGCCAAGGGCGGCGAGCTGCGGCCGACCGAGTTCCCGCGCAAGACTGGTCCGATTGACGGCCCGGGCACGGGAACTTCTGACTCGATTCCGGCCATGTTGTCGGATGGCGAGTTCGTCTTCACCGCCAAAGCGGTGCGCAACGCCGGGGGCGGCAGCCGACGCAAGGGAGCTGCTCGCATGTACAAACTCATGAAGAAGCTCGAAGGCGGGCCCGTAAAGGCGAAGTGATATGGCAGAAGAAACCGTCACCCAACAGATAGTCCGGGAAGCCCCGGACATCGAGGCCTACAAACTCAAGCTGCTGCAAGAAGCGCAGCGGCTTGCGTTCAACACCGGAGCGACTCAGACGCTTGCGCAGCAGCTCCCTGGCTACCAGGTCGCAGGCTTCTCGCCGGCGCAGTTGGCCGCGATCCAGGCCACTGAGCAGCAGGGTGTCGGGGCCTTCACGCCCTACATGACCGCTGCCAATCAGGCGCTTGGCGGAGCCTACCGGACTACCGGCGAAGCTGCCGACATCCTGCGTGGCGCGGACACCCGAAACCAGTTCACTGACGCCCAGAAGGCGATGCAGCAGGCCGGCGGCGCAGCCGCTGGCATCACCAGTGGTCTCAAGCCGATTGAGCAGGGCTTGGGATATTTGGGGGCTGCTGGGCAGCGGGCTCTTGCTTCTGACACCTCGGCTCGCTTCAACCCGGCCTTCCAAGACATCAACACGGGCCTTGGCGCGTTGGCCACGGCTCAGAACATGGCCGCGCTCTCCAGCCAGGCGGACTTGCGTCCGGCGACGGCGGCTATCGGACAAGGGCTCACGGGCCTGACCGAAGCGCAGCGCATGGCCTCGATGAGCACCGGCGCGGACTTCGGCGGCTCCCAGGCCCTCTTGAGCCAGGCCGCTGGCATGACGGCGGGCGCACAGCCTGACTTCACCGGTGCACAGGGCGTCACCATGGGCGGACTGCAGCAGGGCTCGCTCGCGGCCCAGCAAGCTGCCCTCGCTGCCCAACAACCAGGGTTCGCGGCCCAGGGCCGATACCTCGACATGGCTGGCCGTATTGGCGCGGCTGCCGGCCCCAGCGACTTCACTGCTGCACAGGCAGGCTTGACTGGCGCAGGCGGCAGCGCGGCCGATGCTTCGCGCATGGCCGCTCAAGCGGCCCAGCAGCCGGGCTTTGCGCAAGCGCTGCAGCAAGGTCAGCAGGCGATTGGCATGTCCGCCCAAGCGGCTGGCCAGCCTGGTTTCGCTCAAGGCATCGGCACCGCACTCACTGCTGCCGAACAGGCGCGTATGGCTGCCGCACAGCCCGGGTTTAACCAGGCCCAGGCAACTGGCATGCAGTCTGCTCAGGCTGCCATGGCCGCTGCCAATCAGCCGGGCCTGCAAGGCGGCGTGAACGCTCAATTTGCTGCTGCCCAGCAGGCCGCCCAAGCGGCCCAGCAACCTGGATTCGGCGCTGCCCAGCAGGCGATTCAGCAGGGTATTGGTCAGCTTGGCGGTGCGGCTCAGGCCTACAACCCGCAGGCCGCTCAGGCCTTCATGAATCCGTACCAGCAGCAGGTGATCGACGAGACCATGCGTCAGATCAACCGCCAAGGTGCGATTGCGCAGCAGGGGCTGTCGGCTCAAGCTGTGCGCGCCGGCGCATTCGGCGGTGAGCGCGAGGGCGTTCAGCGCGCCGAGTTGGAGCGCAACCTGATGGACCAGCGCGCTGGCACGATTGCCAACCTCCTGTCGCAGGGCTACAGCCAGGCGCAAGCGCAGTCCATGGCTGCGTTCGAGCAGCAACAGCAGCGCCAGGCGCAGACTGCACAAGGCATCGGCCAGTTGGGCACCCAACAGGCGTCCGTCGCGGCCCAACAAGCCGGGCTCGGCCAACAGGCGGCTCAGCAACTGGGCCAGGCCGGTGCAGCACAAACCGCAGCCGCCGCGCAGCAAGCCGCACTGCAGCAGCAGGGTGCGCAAGCTCTTGGCACGCAGGCCGGGCTGCAGGCATCGATTGCCGCGCAGCAGGCAGGCCTCGGCCAAAGCGCCGCGCAGCAACTGGCGCAAGCCGCACAACTGCAGACGCAGACCGCCGCCCAGCAGGCAGGCCTTGGCCAGAACACCGCCCAGCTCGCCGCTCAACAAGCAGCCATGGCAGGCCAGTTCGCTGGTCAGCAGGGCCAGCTCGGGTTGCAGGCAGCGCAGCAGCGCTTCCAGCAGGCCGGGTTTGATGCTCAGACGGCTATGCAGATGGCTCAGTTGCAGCAGACCCAACAGCAGCAGGCTGTGCAGCAGTCGCAACTGATGTCAGGAATTGGCAGCTTGTACGGTCAGCAGGCGCAGGCTCAGGGCGCGCTTGGCCAACAGGCCGCGCAGACCGCGATGCAGCAAGCACAGCTTGGACTGCAGGGCGGAGCGCAGCTCGGTCAATTTGCCGCCCAAGGTGCACAGCTTGGTCAAGCGGCAGCAGGTCAGCTTGCCAATATCGGCCAGACCGTGGGCCAGCAGGCAGCGCAGCAGGCGCAGCTCGGTCAAGCGGCAGCAGGTCTGTACGGCAACCTCGCGCAGCAGCAGGTTGGCGCGGGCCAGGGGCTTGGCCAACTTGGCATCCAGCAGGCAGGCCTCGGTCAGCAGGCAGCCGGCCAGTACATGCAAGCCGCCAGCCAGTACGGCAACCTTGCTTCGCAGCAGGGCGCGCTCGCGGGCCAGGAGGCAGCGATCAACCAGAACATCGCCAACCTGCTGATGCAGCAGGGCGCTCAGTACGGTCAGATGGGCGGTCAGATCGCCAACATCTACGGCCAGCAGGGCCAGCAGTTCCAGGGCCTTGGCCAGGGGATCGGGCAGCTTGCGACGCAGCAGTTCGGCATCGGTCAGCAGCAGGCTGCAGGTCTTGGCCAGATGGCCGGGCAGCTTGGCCAACTCGGCGTGCAACAAGGCGCGCTGGGCCAGACCGCACAGGCGCTGCAGCAGGGCGACATCAACTTCCTGTACAACGTGGGCCAGGCCCAGCAGGCGTTCAACCAGCAGACGCTGGATGCGCAGCGCGCGAGCGAGCTGCAGAAGATTTACGCGCCCTACCAGCAGGCGGGCTTCCTGTCGGACATCTACAAGGGTGCGCCGTCGAGCCAGATGTCCACGCAGGTGGCCAGCCAGCCGACGGCCAGCCCGTTCCAGCAGGCAGTGGGTATCGGCTTGGGTGCCATCTCAACGATGGCCGGGGCCAAGAAGGCAGGGCTTTTCTAAGGGGTCATGATGGACGACAAGATGATGAACGAAGAGCAGGATGTCGAAAACGTCGGCATCATGCAAGGCTTCATGGACGACATGGAGGACGAGCTCGAAGACGAAGACGAGCTCGAAGGCGAGGAGGAAGATGCGGCCGCCATGGAGCGCCGCCCGGACTCCCCCGAAATCCTCATGAACAACCTGCGCGGCGACATGCGCTCTATCGAAGCGCGCCGCGATGAGCTGGCCGATCTGGTCGGCTACGCCGCTGCCTCGGAGACCCCCGAGCCGGTGCTGGCGATGCTGCAGCCGATCCTGGCGCAAGGCGGCGGCTTGGGCGCGCTGCCCCAGTCGGCAGCCGTGGCCCAAGGGCCACAGCCCCCGATGATGCCTCCGATGCCTCCGGCAGGCGGACCTGCTGGCATGCCTCCTGGTGCACCGCCCATGGTCCCCGGATCAGAGATGGCACCGCCTCCTGACAGTGGCGGCATTGCTGCGCTGCTGGCCGGTGCTGGTGGCCCGCCTCCTGGTGGCGCTCCGGCAGGGGCTCCTCCGATGCCGCCCGAGCAGCCGCCCATGCAGATGGCCGCTGGTGGGTACGTTCAGCGTTTTCAAACGGGGTCTGACGAGGACGGCGTGACCCCTGCTGGCGAAACGTCCTCACTCGGCTTCTCCCCCACCCCTGAGATGGTGGAGATGGCGCGCACCCAACTGACGAACATGCTGGCGCAAAAGCCACTGGCAGTGCCGAACCTGGCCACTGAGTCGGCCCGGCGTGCCGAGATGTACAAGCAGATCATGGGTGACAACACGGAGTCGCGCCAGGCGCAGCTCCTGCTGTCGCTTGGCCAACGCGCCTTCGGCTTTGCTGGCAACGTCGATGATCAGGGCCGTCCCTTGCGTGGCTCTTTTGTCTCACGCCTGGCCGGTGCCACGCGCACGCTGCCGGGTGAGATGGCGCAGTACATCGCGGCCACGGACAAAGAGCAGCGTCAGCTCAAGCTCATGGGCCTGCAGGCAGCCGAGAAGGACATCGCCGGCACCAAGGAGCAGAACCTCAAGCTGCTGGACAACCAGCGCAAGGCGTTCGGCGACATCCTCAAGGCTGCTGCCAAGGACAAGAACCCGCAAGGCGGCATCTTTGGCAAGGGCGTCACTGGTGGCGCGTTGAACTTCATGTACATGAAGGCCGACGACTTCGCCAAGGGCAAGCTCGACCCCGAGAACGAGCGCGCCTTCATGACCGCGATCACGGAGTACACGCAGCCCACACTGGTCACCTACACCAACCCGCTGACCCAGGAAACCGGCACGCGCGAGCAGCGCAACCAACTGCCTGACTTCGTGGTGACAGCTCTCAAGGCCCGCAACATGGCCGTGCCAACGACCACCGGCGGTGCTCCTGCCACGGGTGGTGGCCGCGCGGCAGCTCCTCAACCAGCGACGGCGGCTGGTGGCCGTGCCCGTCCTGTGCCGGCTCCTGGCGCGTCGGTCGCGGACCTTCCAGCCGATGTGGCTGGTGTCGCGCAAGCGGCTCCGCAGTCCACGTTCTTCGATCTGGCCAGCACTGGCACCGGTTTCGTGCCCGTGCTCGTGGCCGGTGTGGCGCGCAACATCCCGCTGGAGGCTGCTGGCCGCATCAAGCCGGAGTTCCAGCAGGCCACGACCATGCTGGAGAACATGCGCAACCGTGTGGTCAACGTGCTGCAGGAGAACCCGCGCTTTGCCGAGGGTGAGCGCAAGCAGATTCTGAGCGAACTGAATCTCGGCCCACGGCTCTTGGACAACAAGCAGAGCTTCATCAACCAGATCATCGCGCTGGACAACGTCTTCAGCGGCATCGAGGACAAGACCACCGCGCTCACCCAGGCGCGCGAGACGGGCATGGAGAAGCGCCGCGAGGCCTTCAAGAAGCTCGAAGAGGTCAACTTCGTGCGTGACCTGCTCGGCGTGCGTCAGCGCAAGATCGACAACACCGATCAGTGGAAGGCGGCCGCGCCTGGTGAGTACCTTGTGTTTGACCCGAACCGCAAGATTTACGTCTACGCTCAGAAGAAGGGGACCCAATAATGGCTCCGCCCACCCCCAAAGCACCGACGCTCGAAGAGCTGTACCCCGGCATCAGCACCACTGGCAAGACCGACGCCGAAAAGGACGCCGAGCTGGCGCAGACTTACCCGGGCCTGACGCCGGAGCCCACTATGGGCGAGGCCGCCAAGGAGACCCTGCTGGGCGCTGGCCAGGGGCTTGTGCGTACCAGCCCTATGGTCGGTGGCGCGTACATGGGCCTGAAGGCCGGTGCTCCGTTCTTCCCGCCCTACGGTGCCATTGGGGGCATGATCTTGGGCGGCGCGACCGGCTTCTTCGCCGGCCGGCAGGCCGAGCAGTTGTTCCCGGGCGTCTCTCGTGAGGACTTAATCCCCTATCGTGAGGGCGGCAAGACCTTTGGCGACTCCATCGCCTTCGCTCCGACAGCCTTTGGCATCCCGCAGATGACGGCCAACCGCGTTGCGCGGTTCGTCTCCGGCATCGGTGATGCAGCTCGTCGCAACCCCAAGGCTTTCCTGCTGGCCGAGACTTCCGCTGCCGGTGGCGCGGGCGTTGGCGGGGGTCTGGCCGAGGCCTACGACCCCGGTGCTGCTGGCACGCGCTTCGGTGCGGAAGTGGTCGGTGGCCTGTTCTCGCCCGGCCGCCTGCTGATCAACGGCACGACGACAGCGGTGGACTTCGTCGGCAAGCTGCGCTCGACGGTTAGCCAGACCGGCCGTGAAGCACGGGCCGCGAACCGTCTTTACACAATCTTGACAGAAGCTGGCGAGGACGTGCCGCGTCTGATCCGCGAGCTGGAGCGCCCGCTGCCCGGTGGCGTGACCACGCCCACGTCGGCCCAGAAGACCGGCAGCGTTGCGCTGTCGGAGCTGGAGACCACGCTGGGCAAGGCCCACGCCCGCTTCATGGGCGAGAGCATGGAGCAGGGCCGTCAGGCCATGCGCGCCTATCAGCTCCTGGCAGATCGGCTCAAGGACATCGGCACGCCTGATGCTCTGCGCAAAGCTGCCGAGCTGCGCGAGACCGCGTTCAACCAGATGCTCGCCGGCCGCCTGGCCGCAGCAGATGCCACCGCAGCAGACAAGATTCGCCTCATCTCACGCGACACGCCCCAGGCGCGCCGCCAGATCGGCGAGATCGTCAAGCTGGAGACTGAGAACGCCCTGCGCAGTGCCCGCGACTACGAGTCCAGCCTGTGGCAGGCGGGACTGGCCCAACTGACCAGGCCGAGCAAGACCACTGTCACCAGCGCAGTGCCCACGGGCCTTGTGGATGCCGCTGGCCAGCCGATCACGCGCCAGGTGACACAGGACGTGATCCAAGCGCCACGGCTCGCGCCCAGCCGCACGGTGCAGGATTTCCTGCAGCGCACGCTGGAGATCGGCGACGCGGTGTACACCAACACCATGCCCAAGGTGGTCAAGGACATCATGGCCGACTTTGGTGTCACGGACGACGTGGTGCGCAAGTACAAGCTCGGCAAGAACACCCAGGAGTTCATGGACACCGGTGCGGTGCCTGCTCGCTTCTTGCCCAAGGCCAAAGAGGTGGACATCGCCGAGCTGATCAACTACCGCTCCAACCTGCTCAAGCTCTCGCGTGAAGCCGCTGGAGCTGGAGAGGTGGCCAATGCCGACTTCTACAGCACCCTGGCCGAGGGCATGCTGCGCGACCTGGAGGGGGTGAAGAACCCTGCGTTCGATTCTGCTCGACAGTTCTCCAAGGCACTGAACGACACCTTCACTCGCACCTTTGCCAAGACGGCCAGCGAGACAGGTGACCTGACCCGTGCCGGGGCCCAGCGCATCCCGGCTGAGACCCTAGTGCTTCGCGCCTTCGGCTCCAACGCCGACGTCACTGCCCAGCGGATGACCGAGATCGAGGACGCTGTGAAGTTCATGGCGGCCCAGTATGACAACGCGGTGGCTCAGTTTGGGGCCGGCAGCCCACAGGCCTTGGCACTCAAGCCCCAGGCCGACCTGGCTCGCAGCCGTGTGTCGTCGATCACGGATGCCCAGGCCCGGGCCCTGCGCCTGATGGCTTCCAAGGCGGTTGATCCGTCCACCGGCCGCCTGAATGTGCGCCAGCTTGAAGGCTTCATCGCACAGAACAAGCCGATGCTCGACAAGATGGGCATCACCGGTGATCTGCGCAACGCCACCACGGCCGAGAACGCCCTGCGCGCCACGCAGGAGCAGAACAGCTTCATCAACAAGACGCTGCGCAACCAAACAGCGTTTGCTCAACTGCTGAAGTTTGAGAACCCGACCACTGCGGTGTCGGAGGCGCTCAACAGCCGCTTTCCTGTCAAGAACGTCAGCAACATGGCCAAGCTGGCGTCAGCCGGCGGCCCAGATGCCGTCAACGGCTTGAAGTCCACGCTGTACGACTACGCCTACACCAAGGCCGGCGGCAACAGCGGCAACTTCAACATCCAGGCTTTTGACGACGCGCTCTTCAAGCCCATCGCTCCCAATCAGCCCTCGCTGATCAACATCATGCGCGCCAACAACCTGATGACGCTGACGGAGGTCAAGAACCTGCGCCAGCTCATCAACCCGATGGTGCGCATCGAAGAGGCCATGGGCAACAAGCGCGTGCTCGACAACGTCGTCGAGGGCGCGGATGCGGTGAGTGAGCTGGCCATGCGCGTGATCGGTTCGCGCATCGGCACGGCTGCAGCTCCCAGTGGCCCTGGCTCGCTGATCGCGGCCAGCGCCGGCTCCAAGGCCGTGCGCCAGCTCTTTGACAAGATGCCGACCATGTTCACCCGGGGCATCATCGAGCAGGCCGCTCAGGACCCGCAGTTCATGGCGCTGCTGCTGCGTCGGGGGACCACGGAGCGCGAGAAGCTCAACATCGCCCGCTCGCTGCACAGCTACATGCTGATGTCCGGCCTGAACTACGCCACGTACGAAGAGCCACAGCCCACGCCCCAGGCCGGCACTCAAGCCCCGTTCACCCAGCAGGGCCAAGCAGCGCGTGCGCTGCGTCAGATGCCGCCGGCTCCCTCTACCCGGGGCGTGCCGTTCATGCAGCAGGGCGGTCCTGGTCAGCCACCCAAGGCAGGTGGCGGCGGCCCCGCCGCTCCGGCTGCGCCTGGCGGCGCGGCATCCATGCTGCAGCAGCTCTTCCCGTTTGACAGCATCACGGGGCTGGCAGCGCAGCGGCCGCCGCAGTAACCCGCTCCATCCACGCGGCCTTGAATTCCTTGAATTCTCGGCCCGTGGTGGTGAACTCCTGTGTCGTGCCGTCCTGCACGGCGATCAGCACCGCACCGAAGTCGATCTCGGTGCCGTGCATCGCGTCGTGCGCAATCGCGTAGGCCGCGAGCTGGTGAAAGTAGTCCGTGATGAACTCAAAGCGCTTGGGGCGCACCGACTGCTTGAAGTCCACGATGGCCAGCTTGCCTCGGTACCGCGCCACGAGATCAGTGGTCCCCGCATAACGGCCCGCCAGGTGCACTGACACCTCAGACCCGTAGACCACCTCGATCTCAGGGAAGTACTTGTTGGCCAGTGTGAGCGCCATCAGGTGCCCCTTTATGGCCGCCCAGTCCGTGCCGAACTTCAGCGCCTCGCCTGTCAGGATGGCTTCCAACGTGGTGTGCATGTTCGTGCCGATGTAGGCCGCCTGCTCTTTCTGCCGCAGGGCTTCTTCGGGTCCGACCCGCTGTGCCCAGGCCTCAAGCTGGGCCTTGTCCTTCGTGCGGTCCAGGATGGTTGTCACCGAGGGGACATGTCCAAATTCCGGCACTTCGTAGACACGTCCGGACGACGTGTCTATTTTTTGGAGTTTTTTGTACTCGAACCGAAATTCCCAGGGGATCAGATGAGCCATTGCTTGATGTCCTCGCCCAGAACCTGGGTCGCGATGTCGATCTTGTTGCGCAGGGCCTTGACGATCTTCTCGTCCACCGTGCCCGGGGCGATCAGATCGATGTAGGTCACGTTCTTCGTCTGGCCGATGCGGTGTGCGCGGTCCTCGGACTGCAGCCGTTTCTCCAGGTCGAAGCTGTTGCTGTAGTAGACCATCGTGGCCGCCGCTGTCAGGGTCAGGCCGTAGCCGCCCGTGCTCGGGTTGCCCACGAAGAAGCGCAGCTCGTCGTTGGGGTCCTGAAAGCGGTTGACGATGCGCTGGCGCTCCTCGGCCTCCGTGTCCCCGAAGTAAGTGGCCACGCTGTTCATGCCGTATTCCTTCTGCAGCGCGAGCTTGATGGCCTCGATGTCGTGCCGATAGTTGGCCCAGATGATCATCTTGCCGTCGGTCTCCTCGACGATGGCCATGAGCTCATCGATGCGCTTGTTGGGCAGCTCCTTGATCGTGCCGTCGTCGAGCTTGACGTGGCCGCAGACGATCTGGTGCAGCCGCATGAGCTGCGTGAGCGCGTTGACCGTGCTCACCATGCCGCCATCAATCAGCGCCATGGCCACAGCCTTCATGTCGTTGTAGGCCTTCACCTGCTCGTCCGTCAGATCAACCTCACGCTTGACGTAGAGCTTGTCTGGCAGGTCCAGGCACTCCTCCTTCTTCACGCGGAAGCTGAAGCGGTCGAGCTTTTCCTTGAGCTCATCGAGCCTGCGGTAGCCCACGATCTGCTTGAAGCTGTGGCTGGCGAGCTGGCGCTCCACCACCACCGCATAGCGTGCCTGGAAGGCGTAGTAACTGCTGATGTTCAAGCAGCCGTCGGACAGGAATGCGCACTGCTGGTACAGGTCCATCGGGCTCTTGGTGACCGGGGAGCCCGTGGCAATGCGCCTGAACCGCGCACCACGGCCCACCTTCTCGGTGTTCTTGCTGCGGGCCGAGCCTGGCGTCTTGATGGTGGTGCTCTCGTCGATGATCATCATCGCGTCGTGCACGAAGAGAAAGCGCTTGGCAAAGGCCGTGCCCTTGGCCGTGCTGAAGGCCTCGACGTTCATGCACAGAATCTTCAGGTCCTCGGTGGACACGAAGAGGTCATCGAGCGCCTTTGCCTCGGCCTTACGCGGGCTCGGCGACCAGATGGCCATGCGGTGCACAATGTGCTCAGGCAGGTGCTTGGGGATTTCGGTGTCGTACCAGTTGCGGTACACGCCCTTGGGTGCCACCACCAGCACCGCGTTGATCTTGCCCTTGTCGTAGAGCATCGCGGCATTGTTGATGAGCATGAAGCTCTTGCCCGTGCCCATGTCGGCAAAGAGTGCCGCTACAGGGAAGTCCCAGAAGCGCTGCAGGTAGGCCTGCTGGTGCAGGAAAGGCTTGTTCTTGAACGGGTAGGTCTCAAGGAATCGGTCCATGTGTTCTCACTTTCTTGAAGGGGGCTTGCGCGGCCCTTGTTGAGAGTGTACACTGGTCGCTCATTTCCAGAAAGGAGAAATTCAGTGCCAACTGTGTACGTCGTGTCCGAGACCACGAATCACAACATTGCGAGTGCTTTGGACTACGGCAAGATCGAAACCATTCTGCCGCCTATGGCGCAGATCGCGTTTTCAGTCGTGCCTACAGTACGACGCATCCAGCGCAAGCTGGAGAAGTTTTGCGACGATGACTTCCTGCTGCTCATCGGCGACCCCTCTGCCATAGGTATCACCTGTGCAGTAGCTGCGGCCCGTAACAACGGCCGCTTCAAGTGCCTCAAATGGGACAAGCGCGAAAGGCGCTATATTCCGTTGGAGGTTGATCTTTTCAAGAAAGGAGAAAGTGATGAGTCTTACGAATTTATTTGAGAACGATGCTGACGCCCTGCAAGTTTCTGACGAGCAGGTGACAGGTATCTCTGGCCTTGCACGTCGTGCTAAGTTGCTGGAGAAAGAGCTCGCGGACCTGGAGAAAACCCTCTCCGAGAAGAACGAGCAGTACCGTAAGCTGACCGAGCAAACCATACCTGAGGCCATGGCCGAAGCAGGTATGAAGGCGTTCGCGATGGAGGACGGTAGCAGCATCAGTATCAAACCGTTCTACGGGGCCAGCATTCCGAAGGCCCGTCAAGCTGAAGCGTACCAATGGCTGCGCGACAACGGCTTTGACGACATCATCAAGAACACTGTGAGCGTGCGGTTCGGTCGCAACGAGGACGAACTGTGCTCACGTCTTCTCACGCTTCTGGGCGAGCAAGGCTATCCAGCCGAGCAGACCGAGAAGATTGAGCCCCAGACCCTCAAGGCCTGGGTGAAGGAGCGTATCGAGAAGGGGCAGCCCGTCGATACCGATCTTTTTGGCGTATTCATTGGCCAAAAAGCTGTCATCAAGTCTGTTTAATCACGAACCACGAAGAAAGGACCATGAACCATGGCTAAGACTGATATTGCGGAACAAAAGGCCAGCACCGCACTGGCGATCATGAGCGACCTGGAGCAAGACGCCGGTCAAGGTTTCGAGAACATGAGCCAGGAGGACTATGCACTGCCCTTCCTGCGCCTGCTCACGAGTACCAGCCCGGAAGTCGGCGATGTGGATGGTGCCCTCCCCGGCATGATCCTCAACAGCGTCACCGGCGAGCTCTTTGACGGCAAGCGTGGCGTGCAGGTGGTACCTTGCGCGTACATCCGTCAATACATCGAGTGGGCCCCGCGTGGCCAAGGTAGCGGTGCTCCCGTGCACATCTACCCGGCTACCAGCGACATCCTGTCCCAGACGCATCGCGATCCTGGTGACAACAAGGACTACCTGGACAACGGCAACTACATCGAGAACACCGCCAATCACTACGTGATGGTGATTGACGAGAACGGTGTCCCCAGCCCTGCGCTGATCGTGATGAAGTCCACGCAGCTCAAGAAGAGCCGCAAGTGGAACAGCATGATGCAGTCGGTGAAGATGACAGGCAAGAACGGCCTGTTCACCCCGCCGATGTACAGCCAGATTTACCGCCTGACCACCACGGCCGAGTCCAACGACAAGGGCAAGTGGTTCGGATGGGAGATCGAGCGTACGGGTCCGGTGGAGTCCAATGACATCTACATGGCCTGCAAACAGTTCGCGCAGTCTGTCAGCGCGGGCGACGTGAAGGTCAAGCACGAGGGTGCGGAGGGGGCCGAGAGCCACGCAGGACCAGCACCGTTCTGATTTTCGGGGCCGAAAGTGGTTGGGTCACGGATAGTTGAGTCGTTCCAGGTAGCTCCTGGAAGGCAAAACACGGGTACCCGCCCAACCATGAGTAGGCCCCACCTTACAAGAAAGAAGAAATGACAGACATCACGCGGTTCAAGGCGATATTCAGTGGACTCGATATTGCATACGGAACCTACAAGATCGAGGGGTCCAAGGAGAGCGGCAAACAAGCCGGCAAGGCGGTCGTGGTGCGCAAGCCCCCGACGGATGATTTGTGGACCAAGCACCTGGAGGGCGTTGATCCCTCGCTTGGCATCATCCCGATTCGGGCGGACAACACGTGCATCTGGGGCTGCATTGACATTGACCAGTACCCGCTGGATCACCAGGGGCTGATCAAGCGCATCCGCGAGATGAACTTGCCGCTGGTGGTGTGCCGCAGCAAGAGTGGTGGTGCGCATGTTTTCCTGTTCGTGAGCGAGCCCACAGCGGCCGCGCACATGCAGCGTTACCTCAAGGCCTGTGCAGCATTGCTGGGCGAGGCAGGGCGCGAGATTTTTCCCAAGCAGGCCGAGATTCTGGTCGAGCGGGGTGACACCGGCAACTTCCTGAACCTGCCGTACTTCGGCGGCGATCAGACCATGCGCTACGCCATCAAGGACGATGGCACGGCGGCGACGCTGGAGGAGTTCTACGAGCTGCACGCAAAGTGGGTGCAGTCGCCTGACATCCAGCCACCGGAAGAGCCCAAGAAACCCGATCACCCCATCAAGGACGGCCCACCGTGCCTACAGGCTATCTGCGCTCAAGGCGTCCCCGAGGGGACACGCAACAACGCCCTGTTCAACATTGGTATTTTTCTCAAGCGAGCCAAGCCCGCGACCTGGGACAACGAGCTGGCCGAGCACAACGTGAAGTTCGTGCAGCCAATGCTCCCCAACAACGAGCTGCAGGTCATCATCAAGCAGCTCCACAAGAAGGACTACAAGTACAAGTGCAAGGACGCACCCTTGAACAGCTTCTGCAACAGTGGTCTGTGCAGAACCCGCAAATACGGTATCGGTGCGGACGGCCCTGACGCACCACAGCTTTCATCCCTGTCCAAGTACAACAGCGAGCCACCTCTGTGGTTCCTGGACATCAACGGCAAGCGCATTGAGCTCGACACCGAGGCGCTGTACAACCAATCGGCCTTTCAGAAGGCCTGCGTCGAGAAGATCAACGTGCTGCCCCCGACGCTGCGCAAGCAAGACTGGGAGCAACTCCTCAACGCCCTGCTTCGTGAGATGGTCGAGAGTGAGCAGATCACTGAAGCGCCCGAGGACACCAGCCTGACTGGACGCTTCAATGATCTGATGGAAGAGTTCACGACCCACATGCAACAGGCCATGGACCGCGATGAGATTCTCATGGGCCGGCCTTGGGTGAATGAGGACGAGGCCAAGGTCTACTTCCGCATGAAGGACCTGGAGGCGCACCTGATGCGCAACAACTTCAAAGGCCTGACCGCGCCGAAGATGGCCCAGCGCATCCGCGAACTGGGCGGCGAGCCGATCAGCCTGTTCCTGAAGAACCGCACCGCACGCTGCTGGCGCATGCCGATGTTCGGCAAGCAGGATTCGCCCTTCGAGACACCGGAGCAGAAGAAAGCAAGGAGCCCATTTTGATCCGTCACACGTCGGGTGAGGCGGTCTGGCGATTGCCGGACGTCGAGACCCCGCCAGGCGGCAGCAAGATTTTGCTGCTGACCGTGGGCGGCGTGTGCGTGATGGGCACGTGGATGAACAACGCAGGGTTCGTGGCCTGGGCACCGCTGCCCGCGCTCACACCCGAAGTCAAAGAACGACTGCGAGGGACAAAGAAATGAGCATCACCAAAGTATTCGGGCCCCCGGGTTCAGGCAAGACAACCTTCCTGCTCAACGTCGTCGAGATGGAGCTCGCCGACAACGTGCACCCCACCAAGATCGGCTACTTCTCCTTCACCAAGAAGGCCGCAACCGAAGCACGCGACCGTGCCGTGGCCAAGTTCCCGCAACTGCGCCCCGACACCGACTTCCCGTGGTTTCGCACGCTGCACAGCCTGGCCTACCGGTGTCTGGGCATCGGCACGAAAGACATGATGACGCCAGAGCACTACCGCGAGTTCGCGCAAGAAGCCGGCATCGAGATCAACGTCGGCCTGGGCGAGGACGACTTCATGGTGCAGGCGGACAACCCCATCCTCAACGAGATCAACATCGCACGGATCAAGGGCTTGGACCTGAAGACCCACTACAACCAGTCCGTCATGGGGCTGGAGTGGTTCCACTTTGAGTACGTGGAGCGCGCCTACCGGCACTACAAGCAGTCACGCAACCTGCTGGACTTCACTGACCTGCTGGAGCAAGTGCTCCTGGAGCCGGACCGCCTGCCCCGGCTCGACGTTCTCATCATCGACGAGGCTCAGGACCTCTCGCGTTTGCAATGGAGGCTGGTTGAGCAGTTGGCACTGCGCTCCCAGCGTTCGTTTTTGGCAGGCGACGACGACCAGGCCGTCTACACCTGGGCAGGAGCCGACGTGGACAGCTTCCTGAGCTTCGAGGGCGAGATCAAGGTGCTGGACCAGTCCTACCGCGTGCCGGCCAAGGTGCATGCCCTGGCCAACAACGTGGTGCGCCGCATCCGCAAGCGCCAGCCCAAGGTCTGGAAGGCACGTGAAGAGACCGGTGTGGTGGAGTACTACAACGATTGGCACCACGTGGACGTCTCGCACGGCGAGTGGCTGGTGCTGGCTGCGGCCAACTACATGCTCACCGACATGCACGACTGGCTCAAGAGCCAGGGCCTCTTGTTCGAGCGCCACGGCCAACGGTCCGTGCCCGAGGCAGTGCTCACCGCTGTGCTGGGCTGGGAGCGGCTTCGCAAGGGCGGCGAGGTGCCCTTCGAGGTGGTCAAGGCCATCTACAAGTACATGGACACCGACTGCGTCAAGCATGGCCACAAGGGCCTGAAGACGGCCGACCCCGGGGCGCTGTACACCATCGATCTCCTGAAAGAAAAGCACGGACTTCTTTCTACAGAAATCTGGCACGAGGCGCTGACCAAGATCGCCGAGGACAAGCGCAACTACATCATCTCGCTGCTGCGCCGGGGCGTGAAGCTCACCGGCAAGGCCCCGATCAAGCTCTCCACGATCCATGGGGCCAAGGGCGGCGAGGCCGACAACGTGCTGCTGCTGGCGGACCTGACGACCAAGTTCGCCAAGGACTACGAGCGCAACTCCGACGACATCAACCGGCTGCTGTACGTGGGCATCACCCGTGCAAAGCAGTCCCTGCACATCGTGCTTCCCAAGAATGAACAGAAAGGCTTCCGACTATGAAGCGCGACACACGGACCATGTCCATGTTCCCCCGGGTTTCCGAGTGGGTTCCTCCACAGACTTTCCCCAACTTGTCCACAGCCACGGAGATCGCAATTGACCTCGAAACCTGTGACCCGAACATGGAGACCATGGGGCCGGGCTGGCCTCGGAACGATGGCTACATTGTTGGCTATGCCGTTGCTGTTGATGGCTGGGCTGGCTACTTTCCTGTTGCTCACGGTGGTGGCGGCAATCTGGACAAGCGCATTGTCGAGCGTTGGATTCGCGAGGTATTGGCGACGCCGGCAGACAAGATCATGCACAACGCCGCCTACGACCTAGGGTGGCTCAGAGCCTCCGGCTTCGAGGTGAATGGCCGCATCTTCGACACCATGCTGGCCGCACCCCTGCTGGACGAGAACCGCTTCAGCTATGCGCTCAACAGCCTGGGCTTCGACTACCTCAAGGAGGTGAAGTCGGAGCAAGGTCTCAAGGAGTCTGCGCAGGACTTCGGTGTGCACCCGAAGAAGGAACTGTGGAAGCTGCCGGCCATGCACGTGGGCGAGTACGCCGAGCAGGACGCGGCGCTCACGCTCAAGCTCTGGCACCACTTCAAGGCCCTGCTGCAGCGCGACGAGGTGCAGTCGATCTTCGAGCTGGAGACCGAGGTGCTGCCGGTGCTGGTGGACATCACGCTCAAGGGCATCCGCTTCAACCGCGAGGAGTGCGAGCGCCAGGTGGAGGAGATGCGCCGCAAGGAGCAGGACATCCTCAAGTACATCAAGAACCAGGCCGGCGTGAAGGTGGACATCTGGGCCGCCGCCAGCATCGCGCAGGCCTTCGACAAGCTCTCGATCCAGTACCCACGGACCGCGCAGGGCGCGCCCAGCTTCACCAAGAGCTTCTTGGACACCCACGACCACCCGATGGCCAAGATGATCGTGGAGGCCCGGGAGCTGAACAAGACCCACGGCACCTTCCTGGAGCCCTACCTCAAGCATAGCGCGGCCGATGGGCGCATCCACACCCACTTCAACCAGATGCGCAACGAAGACGGCGGCACGGTCACAGGACGCCTGTCGGCTGCCAACCCCAACCTGCAGCAGGTGCCCGCGCGCCACGAGGTAATCGGGCCGCTGGTGCGGGGCCTGTTCCTGCCGGAGGAGGGCCAGCTTTGGGCGGCAAACGACTTCTCCTCGCAGGAACCGCGATTGCTGGTCCACTATGCCACGCTGCTGGACCTGCCGGGGGCTGAAAAGATGGCCCAGGCGTATAGGGATGACCCCAATACCGACTTCCACCAGATGGTCGCGGACATGGCCGGCATCAAGCGCAAGGCTGCCAAGACCATTGGTCTGGGCCTGATGTACGGCATGGGCAAGCAGAAGCTCGCCAACAGCCTGGAGCTGCCCCTGGACGAGGCCAGCGAGCTGATCGCTACCTTCCACCAGAAGGTCCCGTTCCTGCGCGGCACGGTGGACGCGGTGATGAAGCGCATCGAGCACCCAGCCTCGGGCGGCGCGATCCGCACGCTCCTGGGCCGCAAATGCCGCTTCCCGCTGTGGGAGCCGGTGGAATGGGGCGTGAACAAGGCGCTGCCCTACGAGCAGGCCATCATCGAATACGGCCGCCGCATCAAGCGGGCAGGCACCTACAAGGGCCTGAACCGGCTCATCCAGGGCTCGGCTGCCGACCAGACCAAGGCGGGCATGGTGGCGCTGGCCAAGGCCGGGTTCGACATCCGGCTGCAGGTGCACGACGAGATCGCGCTGTCGGTCAGAAGCCGCGACGAGGCGGTTGAAGCATCACGGATCATGGCCAACGCGGTGACACTGGAAGTGCCCTCGCGCGTGGACGTGGAAGTTGGCCCAAGCTGGGGTGAGGCTGCATAATGGAGCTGGGTTTTCAGCAGTTGTCTCCTGTCCCATCAAGGGCTTCGGCCGCGCACGTCGCGGCCGCTTTTTTCGAGACCTAGAAAGGAGAAATCAGTGCCACACGAAGAGCCGGAAGACGGCGAAGAGTTCGTGCCGAAAGAGCGCGAGCCGCAGGGCCCCAAGCGCAAGCGCGGACGCCCAGGCAGGCCACGCAAGCTCGGTGCAAAGCGCCGCAAGAAGAAGGACCCACCAGATCGGTTGTCCCCGTCTCAGCGCAAGAAGGCGCGCTGGATCACGGTGACCGTGCCAGCGGACGCCTACGTCAAGCTCAAAGAGATCGCGGCATTTCGCAAGACGTCGATGTCGCAGGCCATCGCCGACATCGTGGAGCCCGTGTTCGACAAGGTGTACGAGGAATCAATGCTGCTGCTTCGCATCGAACAGCGCCGACAGAAAGAAGAGGAAGAACGTGAAGCACAACGCCGAAATAACCCTACCGGTCGAACTCATTTTTGAAGTCTGGCCAGCACTGGAGGTCCGGGGCGAAATGCTCCCGCCAATGGTGGAGGTCACAGCGGTCCTGCTTGAAATCACCGGCCCGGCTGGCAAGCCCCGCAAGGTGGACATCACCAAGGGTATCTCCGAAGACCAGCTACTGCTGTGGGAAGACGAGATCATCGATACCTATGGCCCGGATTCTGAGGAATGAGCGGATCGCCGCTGCAGTAGCCTGGACAAAGGATCGTATCGGGGCCGACGGGATCGGTGATAACTGCAGCGCAGTGAGCCTGGTGGACGCGCACGACCGCTTCATCGCGGTGTGCGTGTTCTCCTCCTACATCGGTACCAACATCGACATGCACCTGGCTGCCGAGCCTGGCCGGCACTGGCTCTCGCGCAGCTACTACAACGCGGTGATGCAGTTGCCTTTTGAGGTGCTGCAAGTACCACGGATCACGGGCCTCATCCGGGGCTCCAACCTACGTACCCAGCGCTTTGCAACCCGTATGGGATTTCAGTACGAAGGCCGCATGCGCAAGGTTTTTGCGGATGGGGACGACCTGGTACTGTACGGTTTCCTGCGAGAAGAATATGAACGACACCCTTGGAGAAAGTGATGAAGCTATCGGAGAACCTCCGGTACCTCGCCGACTTCCCCAGCCACGCACCGATTGCACCCATCCTGCAAGCCGCTGCGGACAAGCTGGACGACAGTCACCTATGGCGAGATGCCTGGATCAGATCAGAAAAAAGAGTTGAGGAGTTGACAAGTGAATTGGAGCGGCTAAGATGTAGGCTCCCAAACAGAAAGGAGAAAGAGTGTGAAGACTGAACCACTACTTCCGTATCCCTGGCCCTTCCCTCAGTGGGATGGTACTCGTTGGGTCATGCCTGCCGAGCTCATGCCCAAGGAGCTGCGCAAGAAGGCCAAGAAGGAGGTTGACCTCGAAGACTACGAGGAGGCCCCGTTTTGAAGCCCGACCTCTACAAGAAGCTGGCCGCCTCGGGCCGCTATGTCAACACCGGCAAGGTCCTCATCGGGCTGCAGTACCAACGGCCCCCGCGCCAGCTCGGTCGCGAGGAGGAACGCATTCAGGCCATCATGCTTGGACTGCGCCCGGCCAGGTATGAGTACCCTGCCACCGTTTACCTGCTGTACATCATCGGCCTGTCGATGCTGGTCGCGGCCATTGCTGAGATGTTCAAGTGAGAAAACGCAGCAAGTACCGGCCCAAGCCCGTGCTGGCTGATCCGCTTGGATTTGTACTGTCTGGTATGCAGCGCCTGCCCCAGTTGAAAGACCAGTTCCTGATGATCCAGATCAAGAACCGCGAAGCATTGGAGCAGGTGCGCACAGGTCGCGCCACGAAAGATGACGTTGACCGATTGATCGCCATGGCCAACATGTCGGAGTCCCTCGCCATCCACGGCAAGGGCAACGACTGGCTCAAGGAGATCAACGAGTCCCAGCACCACCTCCACGCTTTGGCGGAGCGAGGTGTCAGGCTGGGCATGCGGTTCGTGATGAAAGCTGCCGAGTGGGAAGCACTCAAGCTGATCACGGACCTTCACGAGGTGCAGTTGGAAAACAGCACCGTTTACGACATCGAGAAGGCCTACGACTACGTGGAGAAAACAATCCGCGAAGGCAAAGCCAAACTTATCCGCACGAAGGAGCAACCCAATGAAACCCAAGAAGACAAAGGCTGACCGCATCCGCGAGTATCTGGCCAAGAACCCGAACGCTGACGTGGCCAAGCTGGCCGAGCGATTCCAGACTGCCAAGCCGGTCATCTACAAGCTGCGCAAGGACCTGCAGGCCAAGCTGCCTGTGGAGCTGCCGCAGGAGGCACCAGTGGAGCTGACCTGGACGGCCACGGCCAACGACCACGGGGAGATCGTGGCAACGCTCACGGAACGCGGCCACCGCTACGGCAAGTTCTCTGGCCACGCCCAGGTGACGCAGGGCATCAAGCGCATCATGGCCGAGCACGCCCGAGCGAACGACAAGACCTTCACCGACAGCCAGTGGGAAGCCCTGGAGATGATCGCGCACAAGATCGGCCGCATCGTCAACGGTGACCCGGACTACGCCGACAGTTGGATCGACATCGCCGGCTACGCCAAGCTGGTGGCTGACGAGCTGCAGGGGGTGGAGCGATGATAGGCCCCCAAGACTTCCGGGCACAGGAAAGGTACGCTCCCTACCTGTCCCAGCAGACCGAAACCGAGCGCCGCATGAACATCGGACCGCAGGCACCGCACGGCCTCACCCGAGACCCGGGCCCGCGCTTGGGCTGCGGCATCGAGTTCCAGATGGAGCGCCTGGCCAAGAACGTTGCGGCTATGGAAGAGCGGTTCCACGCCCTGGCCATGAAGCTCGGGCCGCTGACGCGGCCGCTGCCGGAGCCGACTGAAGTGTCGAAGGACACGGGCTACTCCACACCTGCGCAGTCGCCGCTGGCGGATCAGGTTGCACGGCTCACGGACCAGATCGAGCGCCTGAACAACGGCATGGCCTACCTGACCGACGGGGTGGACCTATGAGCCGCCTCAACGATCACGCATGGCTGGAGTTCAAGGCCGCAGGCTGGCTCGACGAGGACGGCCGTTTCAAGGACGACATGCAGGAGGCCATCTGCACGCACGTCCTGAAGCTGCTGGAAGTCTTCGCCGAGGAGGGCCACAGCGGCAGCACCGCGCCCTACGCCGCCAACATGTTCAAGACCCTGGCCATGTTCGAACCTATCGCCCCGCTGACAGGGGAGGACTGGGAGTGGACCGAGGTGGGCACCGGCGTATTCCAGAACAAGCGCTGCAGCCGCGTCTTCAAGCAGGCCGACCGCTTTGATGGCCAGGCTTACGACCTGGAAGGCAAGGTCTTCTACGAGTGGCACGAGCGCGAGCTTGAGCCCGATGAGGCTGGGTACCCAGGCAAGACCCGGTACAAGTCGCACTACACCAGCCGCGACAGCATGGTGCCCATCACTTTTCCCTACAAGCCCATCCACAACTACGTCGAACGTCCATCGGAGGCGACATGAGCTTCAAAATGCCTGAGAAGTTCCGAGTCAAGCTCTCCGGCTACGCCGAGGGCGACGCGGGCAACGGAGCCTTCGTGGTCAAGCTCAAGCACAGCCAGGTGGTCTTCGTTCTTGCCAGCGATGGCGCAGGCTGGGAGCACGTGAGCGTGAGCCGCAAGGACCGCTGCCCGACCTGGGAAGAGATGTGCCAGGTCAAAGACCTCTTCTGGGACGACGAGGACGTGGTCATGCAGTTCCACGTGCCATCCAAGGACCACGTCAACAACCATCCATACTGCCTGCACCTGTGGCGGCCTGTTGGCCAAAACGTGCTGCGGCCGGATCGCATCATGGTGGGGTTCAAATGACCGTCATCATCTGGGATCACAAGAACGGTCAGCTCGGCGCTGACAAGCAGGCGACACAGAGTGACCTGGTGCGTCGCGTGACCAAAATCCGCCGCATCAACGGCCACCTGTGCGCAGCGGCCGGGGACTGGGACCTGGCGCAGGAGATGTTTCACTGGTTCGAGCAAGGGGCCGAGCCTGGCAAGGAGCCTGCTTGCATGCGCAACAAGGACGACTGGGTGGCCTTTCTGGTCATCACGCCGGACAAGCGTGTGCTGAAGTACGAGAGGAGTCCGTACCCAATGGACTTCACCGAGGCCGCACGCAGTGACGGCTGGTACGCCTTTGGTTCTGGTCGCGACTTTGCCATTGGTGCGATGGCCGGCGGCGCAGACATCCACACCGCCCTGGAGATCGTCAGTCGGTACAGCACCGGCTGCGGCATGGGCGCAGATATTTTGTCTTTGGTCGAATAAAGTACTTGACAGGTACTTCGCGGTACCTGCTAAAATCAACTTGCCAACTTAGAAAGGAGAAAGGCATGAACTTCAGTCTCAACATCCATCGGGTGACCGACATCATTGTCGGACCTGCCAAGGTGCAGGGTAACGGCGCAGGCTACGGGAACTACGCCACACGGACCATCGAGATCAAGACGCCGGAAGGCGACTTCGAGCTCACGCTGTTCTCTGAGCACGTGGGTGAGGATCACGAGGGCGAGCTGCTGCAGGTGAAGTCATGAGCAAGCACACACCCGGGCCGTGGAACCTTTACCCCAACAACGCCAGCGATTGGGTTGTACGAAAGATGTTTCCGGACGGACAGGAGTCGCACGAGATTGCTCGCTGCCAAAGCGGGATGGATAACGCCCGTCTGATCGCAGCCGCGCCTGAGCTGCTGGAGGCCCTGAAAATGGCGGTGAGTGCCCTTGAGCGATCAGATTACATCCAGATGGATGGGGACAGCGTTGATGTGATTGACGTCTCTCGCGCCGCCATCGCCAAAGCAGTGGGGGAGAAGTCATGAGCATGAACACACCCTTCCATCTGCGCCAGCGGGAGTTCAACGCATTCAACGCGGCCAACCCGGCCGTGTGGGAGTACTTTGAGCGCTTCACGCTGGAGGCTATCAACGCCGGCCATCGCAAGATCAGCCATTGGCTCATCATCAACCGCATCCGCTGGGAGGTGATGATCACCACCACCGGCTCGGACTACAAGATCAGCAACGACCACATCGCGTTCTACGCGCGCTTGTTCGTGAAGGTGCACCCGCAGTACCGGTTCATCTTCAACCTCAAGCGCATGCGTGACGAACCATGGCACGGGGATATGCCGCTATGAGCCCGCTGATCCAGGAGATGGTGAGCCTCGAACCCGAAGAGGCTATCAACTATCAGTGGTTCGACATGACCGCTGTTTACCGCCACGAGCAGCACATCAGTGGCGAGCTCCTGGAGCGGCCGCTGCCCTTCCCCAAGACCGCGCTAGTGTGCGGGTACGAGGGCAAGAAGGTGCTGATCCTGGCCAACCGTGTGGGCACGGTGACTGCGGTGGTGGGCTGGCAGTTCCACGGCAAGTCCTATCACCCGACCGTGCCGTTCACCTTCATCGTCACCCCCGACGGTGTCAAGGTGCGGCACGAAGACGGCACCAAGTTTGACTACCGCACCAGTCCCGCCACCGGCGTGCTGGCCTTCATCTGCGCGTTTCTTGAGTCCCTGGACGTGGCCCCCGCCACGGGCTACACGCCGCTCAAGCGCGCGAACTGGGCCAAGAAAATCCGCCAGGGCAAGGTCCCGTCCTACGACTGGACCACGGTGGTGATCGAGCCACGCCGACCACGGTCCGAGGACCAAGGTGGCACGCACGCGAGCCCGCGCTGGCACGAGCGCCGTGGGCATTGGCGCACGCTCAAGTCTGGCAAGCAGGTGTGGGTGAAGAACTGCGAGGTCGGGGACAAGGCGCGTGGCGCGGTGTTCCACGACTACAAGATCAACGAGAAGGCCTTTGCGCCGGAGACGACATGATTCGACTGACTTACACACACTTTTGCGACCTGTGCCGGCGGGAGATTGACTCGGAAACATATGAGTGCTCAAACCATCTCACTGGCGTGTTCCCACGGCCCCACAACCATTACACCTACCAGATAGGCTACGTGGCGGAGATGTGCAATGAATGCGCTGCGCCCATCATGCAGGCCCGTGACGCGGCCATTGAGCAGTGGAAGGAGGGCCAGCATGGACAAGGATGAAACACCAGTGTTCAGTGTCCACGGACCACGGATCAAGACCCGCAAGCCGCGCACGCTGATTGCCGCCTCGGTGGTCTCGCAAGAGGCCTTCATCGAGATCGACAGCACCCACATGAGCCAGGACTTCCTGATGAAGCTGATGTACCACGTCGGCCAGGGCAACATCCGGGTGAAGATCGCGGAGGTGCTGCAATGACCGAGTTCGACGCTACCTGCTGCGGCATCCCCTGCATCATCCGCGTGACCTACTGGGAGCCCTACGTCCCGGCCAAGGTGAGCGGCCCGCCCGAGAACTGCTACCCAGCGGAGGGCGGCTGCGGGGACTGGGAAATCCTCGACCGCAGGGGTCGACCCGCGCCGTGGCTGGAGAAGAAGCTGCAGGGCAATCGCGCCGAATGCGAGCGCCTGGAGCAAGAAGTTTTTGAACACATGGAGAACCAAACCGATGACTACTACGACTGAAACCCCCATCGTGATCACCGAGATCACGCCTGTGAGCGAGAGCAAGAAGCGCCCGCGCCGCACGTACAAGGATGTCGAAAGCGGAGCCTACCGCCGTGGCTGGCAGGAAGGCCGCGAAGCGGCACGCCAGGAGTATGAGGAGGCCTACCGGCTGCTGTCCAAGCACGATAGCGCAACGCTGTTGGAAGTGCACGCCCTGCGCGAGCAGTTGGCCAACATCTCCCTGCGCCGCCTGGCCTGGCAGCGGATCAAAGGACTCTTCGCCGGCTACGGCCGCTCGCAGAGCAACAACGAGCTGTTCGATGATTGGGACAAAAAATGACTGAGGACCGCGAGTACATCGTGAACATGCACAACCTGGCGGTTCACGAGATGTACAAGAAGCTGCAGGTGATCGTGGAGAGCTACGATGGTCCGGTGGTGGTCAACACCCTGCTGATCGTCCTGGCCATGTGCGGGCAGCAAAGCGGCATGCCCGACGAGCAGTTCAAGGCCTTCGTGGTCAAAGAGCTGGACCGACTGATGTTGATCGGAAAGGAGCAAGGCGATGAGCCAACCCAATGACTGCAAACACGACTGGCACTTCAATGCCAATCTGTCCGAGGGGCTGCGCTGCGCACGGTGTGGCGCGGAGACCGGACCACGGGGCTACGACGAGCTGGTGCAAGACCTGCTGACCGTGGGCCAGGCCTGGATGAAGGATGGCGAGCGCATCGACCCAAACAGCGTCTACAGCGTGCCCACGGAGACCTTAGGACCGTACACGATCCACGGGCCCACCGCGCCGCCGAACATCCACTTCTACGGTGGCCATGACCCAAAGGTGGAAATCCTGCGTTTGTCCAAAGACGGTATTTGGGCCAACCCGGACGTTCCCTGCGACGACGCTGCCAAGAAGGTCTTGGAGGCGGTGGATGTCTACCTCAAGGTGATGGTGGAAAAGGCCGTGATCGCCGCGCAGGCCTGGATACCCGTGACCGAGCGCCTACCCAAGCCTGGGAAGTACGTGCTCGCCGTCTTCCGCTACAGCACTGGCAAGCAGCAGGTGATCCGAGCGATGCACGCTCCACCCAAAACCCTGAGCGAGGAGGACTACGGGGAGTTCCTCACGGACCCCGACTACGACGAAGCCACCGACACCACGTACTGGCCAGAAGGCTGGTACGAGTGCAACGAGAACGAGGAAACGCACTGGCAAGTGCACGAGGAAGTGACACACTGGATGCCCTTACCGGAGGTACCCCCATGCCTGACATCAACGACCTGCTGATCGACGCCGAGAAAGTGATGCGCCAGTGCCAACGCGGCACAAGGAACTACCAGGAAGCCAACGACCTGCACGCACAGTGCTATGGGACCATCGGAGCCCTGATGCTAGAGCTCAAAGCCATGATCGTGCTCCACGGACCACGGACTGACAGCGCGCAGCAGGACCTTTTCGGAGACAGCAAATGACAGCCATCTTCCCCGACCCCCGAGAGGACAGCAAGCTCTTCCCGCCCCACGGCCCGCTTGCGCCACACCGCTGCGCGATCTGCAACGGCCGGTTCGAGGTGGGACAGCAGTT